AGATGCATCCAGTACATACACACAGTGTGTACGGATGGTCTGCCATTTTCTATGCTCAACTAGGGAGTGATCATTCAGCAACAAATTTCTTTTCTCCCTTTCCAGATCCTTGGACAGGGTTTCCAGAAGAGATAACACCTTCAATGAAAGAAGGTGATATTATATTTTTTCCTGCACAACTGATGCATCAATCCTTGCCACATCGGTCAAAACAGGATAGAATTATTTTTAGTTTTAATCTTACTATACTATCTTTATAATGAGTGATTTTCTTTGGTGTGAACAGTACCGTCCTCGTAAGATCGAGGATTGTATTCTTCCTGATAATATCAAGTCTGTACTAACAAAGTTTGTAGAGCAAGGTAAGATTCCTAATCTCTTGTTAAGCGGACCTCCTGGTATTGGTAAGACCACCGTAGCAAAAGCATTGTGTGAAGAGATCGGTGCAGATTATTATGTCATCAATGGATCTGATGAAGGTAGGTTCCTTGACACAGTTAGAAATCAAGCAAAGAACTTTGCATCAACCGTTTCTCTAACTGGTGGTGCTAAGGTTATTATTATTGATGAAGCAGATAATACCACAAATGATGTTCAGTTACTTCTCCGTGCGAACATCGAAGAGTTTTCTAGCAACTGTAGATTTATATTCACTTGCAACTATAAGAATAAGATCATTGAACCTCTACACTCACGTTGTTCTGTTGTAGACTTTAGTATCTCTGGTAAAGAGAAGCAGCAACTTGCTGCTCAGTTCTTTAAAAGGATTCAAGATATCCTTGCAGAGCAGAGAGTTGAAGCAGAACCAAAAGTATTGGTTGCACTCGTACAAAAATATTTCCCAGACTTCCGTAGAACTCTTAATGAGTTGCAGAGGTATAGTTCTATTGGTAAGATTGATACAGGAGTTCTTGCAGCAATTTCTGATACAAAACTCGATGATCTTATGGGATACATTGATAAGAAAGAGTTTACGAATATGAAGAAGTGGGTCGTACAGAATTTGGATAATGAACCTACACAGATTATGCGTAAAATATATGATAACTTGTATACATATTTAAAACCCGCATCAATCCCCGAAGCAGTTCTTATTATTGGTGACTATCAATATAAAGCAGCATTTGTTGCTGATCAAGAAGTGAACCTCGTTGCTTGTTGCACTGAACTAATGATGAGGTGCCAGTTCAAATGAGTAGAAAAAGAATTTCCCCTAAAGAAAAGACAGCAGTAACACACCGTATTCGTGGACGTGCGTCTGAGTATTTCTTTGCGTGGAAATTCTATGAGTACATTACTTTAGAACGTGATCAACTTTGCGAACCCGATACTGGTATTGATGTTGGATGGGATTTTATGAAACCCTACACATCTAAGAAGATACAGGTCAAAAGATTTGAAGGACATCAAAAGAGTTTAGATCTTAGGAAGAAAAGAAAAAATGATATGGAAGTGTATATGGGAGATGAGTTTGACTATCTCGTAATACACGATGTACAAAAGGATTCACTTATCATTGCATCCATAGAACAGTTAGCAGATCCTAAGACAAAAGGACTTGGACTTATAGGTCCTGACAAGTGCTTATGTCGTGGTACTGTTGCACCATATAAGAATCAGAAATCACCTGGTTTAATCAACGAAGGACTTGGTGTTCTATTAGATAAAATGCCTGACGGTATTACATTTAATTGGAATGACTCTCCTCTTGCTGAAGTCTTGGATTTTAGCGGAACCATTACATTCGACCCAGAAGTGCCAGATGCAATGGAATGTTATAATATGGCACTTAGATACAATGAACTGAAGGGAGATCACCCAGATAAACTAGGTGATAATTTTCTGGATCTAGTACAAGGTGGTCTGAATACTGTTATCGATGATATGTCTGGTTCTGGTAAATCTCTTGAAGAGATTAAAGCAATACTGAAAGAAGAATTTCTAAATGACGAGTGACCATAAGTCAGACCCCAAGATAAGGGAGACTATGAACGTGCATCAGTATTTTCCTACTGATGTATATACTTTTGAGAATAAAGAATTAGTTGATCCTGTAATTGATGCACTCAATCCTATTGAGCGTGGACAGTTCAACATACCATATACTGTACAGACTACTAAAGGTAACCTTCATCTCCTACCAGAGTTTAAAGAACTTACAGATTGGATTCACTCTTGTATGAGAGAGATAAAGGTACACCAGAAGTTTGAAATGTGGGGTGACTTTGAGATTAGTTTAATGTGGGGTGTAGTATCACCTCCTCATAGTGGTGGTTGTCATCAGTTACACAGACATCCACTATCATATTGGAGTGGAACTTATGTCTTACAAGAAGGTTATCCTACTATGTTTCAAGATCCTGTCTATGCAAGATCACATAACCAACTAGAAATTATTTCATCTGAATATGAGAATGCTCTACCTGCACCTAAGCACACACCAGGCACTCTAGTAATATTTCCTAGTTGGTTGTTACATTTTACAATTCCTCACCAAGGAGACGAAGCACGTGCTAATATAAGTTTTAATGCATTTCCTACAGGTGCTATCAATGGAGGTCCTTTCGGACAGAATATGTTGAACGTTAAATTAGTTCAAGATGATAACCTAGATGGATTTGTAACAGGTGAAGAAGCACACGATATTGCTTCTAAACGTACATCATCACCAGGTCTAGGCTAATCGTTTTTATGTCATTGAAATCTTTGAAAACACCTCTACGATATCCTGGTGGAAAATCTCGTGCTGCAAAATATCTGGTCAGTAAGATGCCAGACTTTAAAGAGTATAGAGAACCATTTATAGGTGGTTGTTCAGTAGCGATAGAAGTTTGCAAACAATATCCAAACGCAGATATATGGATCAATGATCTATACAAACCTCTTTATAATTTCTATGTACAATTAAGAGATAATGAGTTAGAATTGGTACCTCTTATTGCAGAGTTTAAAAAACAACACGAAGTTCCAGACAAAGCATCACAGTTATTTGATGAAGCAAAGGAGGGTTTAGAATCAAAAGGTAATGATGCTGTACTAAGAGCAGCATACTTTTACATTATCAACAAGTGTTCATTCTCAGGTCTGACAATGAACTCATCCTTCTCAAGACAGGCATCTAACCAGAACTTTAGTTTGAATGGTATATACAAACTAACAATGTATTCTGAAATGATGCAAGGATGGAAGATAACAAACCTCTCATATGAAAAACTATTGGGTGGTGATGCTTTTGTTTTTATGGATCCTCCTTATAATATTAAAGACTTTCTCTATGGTAAGAAAGGAAATATGCATAAGGGATTCAACCATAACAAATTTGCTAAGGACTGTAATGAGTCTACAAACAAGTGGATGGTTACATACAATTCAAATGAACACATCAGGAAATTGTTTGACGGTCACACTATGCAAGAATGGGATCTAACATATACTATGAGGTCAACTGGATCTTATAACCTCGATCAATCCAAACGTAAAGAACTACTAATCACAAACTATGAGCAAGCACAACTACCCTTTAACTGATTATCTCAACAGTATTAACTGGACTAAGGAAGATCTAAAAGAACGTGGTGATGATTGGATGAAGAACTATCCTCCATACGTTGTAAACAAATGTTTAAGTAGTTTCATAGATACGATCATCTATTCTAATGAGATGAATTTGAATCATCACATTGATAAGGATATGCAATATTCGTTTTATCTAAATAGTCTGAGAAAGAAACGTCGTTTCTCTCCTTGGCAGAAGAAAGACAAGGTTGAACACCTTGATCTCATCAAAAAATACTTTAAGTACAATGATGACAAAGCTCGGGATGCATTACGAATTCTGACTAACGATCAGATTGAGTTGATCAAATCTAAATTAAATACTGGAGGAATGAGATGAGTGATGAGCAAGAGGTATCTTGGTCTACCGATATTATGGTCGAGGTTTCATTGCGACAACCTGATGACTTCTTAAAGGTAAGAGAGACACTAACAAGAATTGGTGTAGCGAGTAGGAAAGAGAAAAAATTATTCCAGTCTTGTCATATACTTCACAAGAAGGGTAAGTATTACATTGTGCACTTCAAAGAACTCTTCGCTTTGGATGGAAAGCACGCGAACATAACATCTAATGATGTAGAGAGACGTAATAGAATTACAAAACTACTATCTGATTGGGGTTTGATTGACATTGTACAGGAAAGTAAACTCGGTGAACTCGCACCTTTGAACCAAATCAAAGTGATTTCTTACAAAGAGAAAGGTGAGTGGAACTTGGAATCTAAGTACAATATCGGTAAGAAAAAAGTAGTAGGAGAAGAATAGCCTATATAGAAATAGCCTTGTAATATAAAATGCCTAAGCCAGAAGAACCCAAAGCACCTGCAAAGGAAGAAAAGAAAGGTTTCTTTTCTAAACTTAAAGACGCTGCTGAGGACAAAGAAGAACAGATGATGATCTTGTCTACTTTTGTTAGGCTTGGTATTTTGGTTTGGAGTGGTGCGATCTTGACGTTAGCGTATGTGGAGTTGCCATCGGCACTCAAGATGCCTAAACAGGATCTCGATCCGACCTTCATAGCTTCGGTCTTCACTGGAGTTTTAGCTACTTTTGGCGTTCAAACGACCAAAAAGGGTGGAAGTAATGGTGGTGGAAGTAATGGTGGTGGCATATCCAAATCCGATATGGAGAAACTTATTGCAGCAGCAGCACAAACTGCACCTGCACAAACTATTCGTATTGAACAGGCACCTATTAGTATTAAACCTGAGATTAAGTAAATGGAAAACAAGTGGAAGTGGATTTCCATCGGTGTTGTTGGCAGCATAGTTTCTGTTTCACACATTGGAATGATTGGAATGCTCGTTAACAATGCTAAGAACGAGAGCAAACTACCAGACATTACCGTACCAACAGGACCCTATACGTCCTATGTTGCATCGGTAAGTGAAGATGGATATAAGATTAGTTACAGTGCTAACGATCCTAAGACAGCATTCATTACTAAGGACATCAAAGAGAAGGGTGGATTCCTAGGACTCGCAACAGAGACAACTCAGATTACTGAAGAGTACTTTATGGATGGTCAGATTAATCAGGGCGGACCTGTATCTAACCATAGGTCTTGGATAGATATGCCACCTGGTTTAACTCAACAACAAGCAGAGGATATAACTGCTGCACGAAAAAGCGAAGCCTGTATTGAAGCAATCGGAGCAGCAAAAGGAACAGGACGTTTGGTGGGTACATCGATTGGTGCATCTGCTGCTCCTGCTGTTAGTGGCATCCCCTTTGTTGGTTGGGTTGCAGCTGGTTGGGTGGCTATGTTCGGTGGTGATCAGGGATCTGATATAGGCGGTAATATGGCAGAGGACTTAAATAAAAACTGTTAGAACGATGAGGTTCAATAGCAAAGATATAAAGGATCTACGCGAAGCTTGCTTAGAGCAACAACGTCGTGATCCTTCTAGTGTATTGAGGTTGGACAGACTTATAAAAAAATTAGATAATTATCATAACGAGTATTGTGAAGAAGAAACCTTCTTCAACTACTAACATATATAAATTAGTTATTGAATTTACTATGCAGAAAATTGTTAACATCATCGCTATTGCGTCTGGTGTTGTATCTCTTACCGTTATTGGTGTTGGTGGCTACGTCTTCATTCGTAAGGATGCAATCATAGAATCAGTCAAAGAGAAAGCACTAGGGTCTATAGGTGGTGGAGCACTTGGAGGTGCAATAAAGATGTTGCCTATGGATGAGCCATCTGATATGGCACCACCAAGTAATACTTTACCTCTACCTTCACCAAGTTTACCAGCACCTTCAGCTCCTATCGGGTTCTAATGGATTTACAAAAGGTAACAACTGGAGTAACCGCAGCGGCTGTACTTGGAACAGGTGCAACCGTTGGGGTTCAACACCAACTAGATCAGTGGCAAGGAGGTCCTGAGAAAAGGAAAGAAGCCTCTGCATTAGAGTTACGTGTATTAATTTCAGAAGAAGTATACAGGCAACTTAAAGGTTTCTCTACCACAACAGGTGGAGTAAATGGTATTAAGGTGCCTAGCGATTATAGATTGGAGGTTCCAAATGGTACACAGATTCAAGGAAATACTACCAGGTAACGGAGAGATTACTTGGTATCAGAAAGTAGATAAGTGGATATTTAAACAAAACAACCCATACTTGAGACATTTGTATAAAGGATTATTGGAATGGGTAAAGAAGTGGTGGTTCAAATTAAAAGTTGACAACACTATGCGTGACGTAGATCGTCAAGCGAAAAAGATTGTAGAAGAATGGGAAGAGGAAGAGAAAAATCAATTTGCTCCAGAGATAAAAGTAGAACCTAGCGAGGTAAAGGGGCTAGATAATATCAGCATCTCTTATAACGATGAGTGAGATTAATATACCACAGATACAAGGTGGGGTGAATAACATACCAGTTGTACCCAACAACAATATCAATGTGCGTATCATTAGAGATAATTCAGTACAACCTTTAGGAGATTTAAGAGTTTGGATGACCCAACCTCCTGTGGTAAATGTACCAACAGTTCCTATTGTACAAAGTATAGGTACTCCTATTGTCAATATGCCTGGTTGTGTTGAGGCTAATAAAGAAAATACGAAAGGAAATAAAAATACTGCACTGGTAAAGGACGATCCAGAAGGTAATGTAGTTCTATGTGATGGTGGTATGCCATACTATACAGCACCGAACTATGATGCAGGTGGATTAAGGTGGGAGACAGTGGTAACAGAGGAACCAGAAGCTGAAGGTGTCGATACAACTCCTTCAGAGAACATAGAACCACCAGCACCACCAGATGCTCCTCCAACACCGTCAGGCGATAAAGAGGTAGAATGTCCTCCTGTTAATGCTAGACGCATTGGAGACGCAAATCAGGCAGGTACAGAGCGTGTGACTGGATATAAGTTAAATCCAGAGGAGACTATCTGTATTACATTGTGGGAGGATATTCCAACGATTGAACAGTTTGTCCCAAGTGCACCTGTAGTATCTTCTACAGCAGTCATAGCTACAGTCGCAACAACATCAGCCCTATTAGCAAAACCCCTAGCAGATTTACTGCTAAGGGTTGTGAAACCTGCTATTAAGAAGGGAATGGATGCTGTTAAAAAGAAATTAGGTAAGGTAGATAACAGACCAACTAGGTCAGAAGTTATTTCGAATCGATATCGCCAATCGAAAGGTCTTTCAAATCTGAAGCCGACCCGTAGGATGAAGTAGGATCCTGATATACAGGTTTAGGTATGCTATGTGAATGTGGTTGAACTGTACCACCTGGTGCAGTTACCACGACATCAGCACAGACTGCGTGATAAGGTGAGGCTGGATGGAAGTAAATACCAGCTTTTTTCAATTCACCACAGTTTTTCAATCTTGCTATCTCAAAGTCTAAACGCTTGTTAGCAGTTGCTTGATTGACTGCTTCAATCTGTGCAGTAGCAGCTTCGTGACACTGTGCAACCAACTTCTTATTCATAGGTATAGAGAGAGTTGCAGATAAACCGATGTTAAAGTTCTGGTTTGCTCTCATATCTGTACGTATTGGTTTGTACCAGATAGGATCAAGGTTACCGTTAGATACAAGATCAGGTACACCATCAGCTCCATCTACATCAACTTCTATTTGCATATCTGCACCATCTTCAAACCACCTACTACCGTCAGTCTTGGTTCTAGTATCATACCAAGTCTCCCAAGGGTAGTTTTTTACTGTCACGGTTTGTTTAGTAGTTCTACCAGTAAAGTCAGACATATTGTATTGTGGTTCATTATAAAAATCTTCCCAAGGATGCTTTCTTGAGTCTGAATACTGGATGTATGGTGTCACGTTTAACGTACTACCTTGACATTGCACACCACCACCGTATGTGTTAGTTACATAAGGACCTTGTAAAACCTGTATTGCCTGGTTGGTTACTGAGCCTGAACTATTCGCGATTGGATTTGCAGTAGCAGACACACCACCTACACTTTCAGCACGTAAAGGTAAACATTGAACGCTGAGAACCGTTGCTATTACTGGGTAAATGTACTTGTTGTATCTGTGACGGATTTTATTTCTGTTACTCTTTGAATTATTGTTTGATTGGTCATCCCAGGTCCAGAATAACTTTGAGTAAATTGGAAAGCTTCGCCTGGTTGATTGATTTGAAAGTTGTTTGTTGCTGAGAAATCTAATGAGTCGAATGAAGATGTCACGCTTCCTGTTACGGTAGCGTCTCCTGTTCCCACAGCTGGTGTGATTGTCACTGTTGATGTGTTCACGTTGGGGTTGAGTGCTGCACCATTGTTTTTGATGCCTACCCCTGTCACTGAGTATTCCCATCCTGTTGAATAATCTATTGAGTTTATGGTTTCGGTTATGGTACTTTCAGTTTCCGTATGGCTAGTCATAGAGCCTTGTTGGAAATTTGGGACCACAGGAACTGCATACGCAGCAGTTCCGAACAACGATAACGTTATGATAGACAAGTAACGTTTCATTATATATGCACCTACTATCGGATTGTTATTTCGGTGACAAACTGTCCAGTCGCTGAGGTTCCACTTCCACCAGCTGTTAGTGCCATTGCTCCAGAAGTTGCAATAGTACCAGCAAGGTTAGATGGAGTACCTGGTGCTGTAGAAACTATGTTACTGTAACCTAATACGTCACCTACATCAGCAGCAGTAGTTACAATAGCATCACCAGTTGTTATGTTCTGTGTGAAGCTGTATGAATTACCTTGAGTAGTCTGTGCTACATCAGGCAATGCAAAAGTAGCAACCCCTGCTGTGCTGACTGCTGAAATACCACCTAGGTTATTAGCAGCACTACCACCTGACGGTGTAATAGTTGTGCTCACACCAGACCCACTGGTGGAATAGGAGTTACCCGCACGTGAAACCGATGTATAGCCTGCGTCAACTTGTAGTTGGACTGAACTTGTTAGTTTGTGGGTCAAGTCAGCTCTTGCAATTCCTGGTGCAGTCAAAGATATAAGCATAACAAAGGGGAGATAGGATTTCATTTTTAATTACCCTTTTATATGAAGCTATTTAGCATTTTATTTAGTCAAAATTAGGTATCAATACGGACATTTCTACCTCAACCGTACTTGTATATTTGTACTACCTACGCTAAATATAGTTGGTCGCCTTCGGGGACTACAAATTACATCTCGCTTTATAAGGAGAACTATTATGCCAGGACTATCACGTTTTGCGTCCAAAGATATGGACGTGCTTGTTGACGCAATCAACAAATACAGTGTCGGACTAGATGACACATTTACAAGATTACACGCTTTCGGTCTAAACCCCCAGAGCAGTTCTTATCCTCCGTACAACATCCAAAAACTCAATGATAATGAGTGGAAGATCGAACTAGGTTTAGCAGGTTGGAGCAAAGAAGAGGTAGAAGTATCTACCAAAGAAAAGCAACTACATATAAAGTCAAAGAAAGAAAGACCAAGTGAAGGAAACGATGAGTTTCTACACCGAGGACTAGCAGCAAGATCATTTGATAGGACATTTAACCTATCAGAGGATGTTGAGGTGTCTAGTGTTACATTTTGTAACGGATTGTTAACAATTTCACTGGAAAGAATCATTCCAGAAGCACAACAGAGGAAAGTTTATGAAATTACTTAACACACCTTTTACTGTGATAAAGAATGCTATCGCAGATATTAAAAGGAAGAAAAAAGGACAATCAGTAATCCAAGACAAGAAGGTTAAAAGTAGTTAAAGATACAGTTAAGGTGTATAATATAATGAGGTTTATCTAGAAAAACTAATGAAAGCATTCGCAGTTGCCCTGCTCGGTTTAGGATTCATTCCTTCCG